ATATTCATGGGATTAAATATACTGAAGATGGATGGAAAGAAGCAAGACGTAATCGTGAAGGTCTTCCATGGTATAAAACAGCGATGGGTCAGGCAGGTCAAAATAGAAACTAATATGAAGATAGGATTATGTGGAACAATTAGTGTAGGTAAAACTACATTAGTAAATGCTTTAATGTCTTTACCTGAATTTAAAGGATATAATTTTGCTACTGAGCGTTCTAAGTATTTACGTGATTTAGGTATTCCATTAAATACAGATTCTACATTAAAAGGTCAATTTGTATTTTTAGCTGAACGTTGCGCTGAATTAATGAGTGAAAATATTATTACAGATAGAACTGTAATTGATGTAATGGCATTTACTAAAGCAGCTAAATCAATTAATTATAATGATGCTGAAGCATTTTGTGAGGCTGCTTCTAAATTAGTAGAAGAATATGACTATATATTTTATGTTTCTCCTGAAGGTGTTGAAATAGAAGATAATGGTGTTAGAACTACTGATAAAAAATATAGAGAAACAATTGATAATATAATTCAGTTATTAATATATAGAAATAATTATAGAATCAAACATCTCATTGAACTTTCAGGTACTACTGAAGAACGTATTACTAAAATGAAAGAAACAATTTTTGGTTAATATTTATGAGTATGAAATTATCTGAATTAAAGAAACAAATCAAAGATAACATATACGAAATCCTTTCAGAAGAATCTGTAGAGGAAGGTACTTATGTAGGCGCTGGAGCTATAGGTGCTCTTCAAAAAGATCCTAAATTTGCAGCTGCTAAAGATAAAGCAACTCCTCTTAATACCTTAAAAGCAGGCGGTAGTGTTACTTTAGAAGAAGAAGATGAAGATAGAGAACCTACTAAAGCTGAACTTGAAAAAGAAAAAGTAAAAGGTGCTCCTTCTAAATTTAAAGTATCACAATCTGATTTTGAAGATTTTAAAGATAAATTAAAAACTCTAGTTAAAAAAATCAAAGATATGGAAAAAGGAGCAGAAAAAGATAAGAAAATGGCTGCTTTAAAACAATTTATTAAGAAACCAGAATTAGTTAAAGCGTTTAAAGAAAGAGACGTTAAAATTGATACTGGAGATTTAGTTGGTTAATATGAAACATATAATTAGTTTTGGACTAGGAGCTTTAATAGCAACTTTAGTTGTTATGTTTGCTTTACCATCTAATAAAAAATTTCAAGCAGAATTAGATAGATTACATGCTCAAAATGATTCTTTATACAATGCTATAGATTCTACCTCAGCTAAAATTAAACAGTTAGACTCTATAGCTTGTGTTTTAGGAAGTGCTGTAAATGAAGATAAGAAAAAATTAAGTAGTTTAAATAAAAAAGCAAATGAATATAAAGAAAAATATAATGAAGAACATAATCGCATTATCACTATGTCTAATGCTGATGCTGCCCTTGAGTTCTCAAGTGCTTTTGAATGATTCAACCTGTTGTGTACCTTGTATTGCTTTAAAAAAAGCATTAGTAGTTAAAACAGAAAAAGATTATTTAAAAAATCAATTAGGAGTTGTTCGTGACTCTGTTGTTATCTTAGATAAAATTGTATTTAATCAAGATAGTATTATTAAAATTAAAGATGCTCAAATTGCTTTATATATTAAAAATGAAAGTGATTATAAACAAATAATTGAGAATAAAGACAAAGAAGTTACATTGTATAAAAAAGAATATAAAACAGCCCTTAAGCAAAGAAACTTAGGTTATATTAGTGGATTTTTAGGAATTATATCGGGCTTATTAATAGCTCTATGAGTAATGTAGATTTAAAAGAAGTAATTAGGCAGGAATACATCAAATGTTTGAATGATCCTGCCCACTTCATGAAAAAATACTGCCACATTCAGCATCCTCAACGTGGTAGAGTAATATTTAATTTATATCCTTTTCAAGAAAAAACATTACGTTTATTTAGAGATAATCCATATTCAATTGTATTAAAATCTAGACAGTTAGGTATATCAACATTAGCAGCAGGTTATTCTTTATGGTTAATGTTATTTCATAAAGATAAAAATGTACTTTGTATTGCAACTAAACAAGAAACCGCTCGTAACATGGTTACAAAGGTTAAGTTTATGTTTGATAATTTACCTACATGGTTAAAAATAACTGCTGAAGAAAATAATAAATTATCACTTCGATTAAGTAATGGATCTCAAATTAAAGCTACTTCAGCTAGTAGTGATGCGGGTCGATCAGAAGCTGTATCTTTATTGATAGTTGATGAGGCAGCTTTTATTGAACAAATTGGTGAGATTTGGGCTTCAGCTCAACAAACCTTAGCAACAGGAGGTGGTGCGATTGTATTATCTACTCCTTATGGTACAGGTAACTGGTTCCATAAAACTTGGGTTGCAGCTGAATCTAATGATAATGATTTTTTACCTATTAAATTACCTTGGTATGTTCATCCTGAACGAGATGAAGTTTGGAGAAAAAGACAAGATGATTTATTAGGTGATCCTAGACTAGCATCACAAGAGTGTGATTGTGACTTTAATACCTCAGGTGATGTTGTATTCTATAGTGAATGGGTTGATTTTATTAAAGAAACAACTATTCAAGACCCTGTAGAAAGAAGAGGAGCCGACCAAAATTTATGGGTATGGGAACCAGCAGACTATACAAGAGATTATATGGTAGTAGCTGACGTAGCTAGAGGTGATGGTAAGGATTTCTCTACTTTTCATGTAATTGACATTGCAACTAATACACAAGTTGCAGAATATAAAGGACAATTATCACCTAAAGAGTTTGGATATTTTCTAGTGGCTATTGCTACTGAATATAATATGGCTTTACTAGTAGTAGAAAATGCTTCTATTGGTTGGGCAGCTATTGATTCTGTATTAGAAAGAGGATATAGAAACCTCTATTATTCACCTAAGAGTGATAATTTAACAGCTGATTCGTATTTTAACAAATATGAAAATAGTGATAATGTTACACCTGGCTTTACTATGTCTCTAAGAACACGACCTTTAGTTGTGAATAAATTTAGAGAATATGTTGGAGACAAATCAGTAACTATTAGATCTAAAAGATTGTTAGAAGAAATGAAAGTATTTGTTTGGAAAAATGGCAGACCAGAAGCACAATCTGGTTATAATGATGATTTAGTTATGCCATTTGGTGTGGCTATGTATTTAAGAGATACATCATTAAAATTCCAACAACAATCTCATGATTTAACTAGAGCAACATTAAATCATTTTTCTAAAGGCAACTCAACATTTTCAGGAGTTTACAATCCAAATAATATCCCTAATCCTTATTCTATTGAAACAGGTAATGGATCAGAAGATATTAAATGGCTTTTATAATATTTATAATATATTTTTATGGCAGATACTAGTTTATTTACACGACTACAACGATTATTCTCTACTGATGTTATCATCAGAAACCAAGGTGGAGGAGAACTAAAAGTTTTAGACGTAGACAGCATACAGAGATCAGGTGATGTGGCTACAAATTCATTAATGGATAGATTCAATAGAATTTATTCACCAGCAGCTTCATCATTATATGGTCAGCAAGTTAATATTAACTACCAATATCTAAGAACGTTTATATACTCAGACTATGATATTATGGATAATGATGCTATTATTGCCTCTGCTCTTGATATTATATCAGAAGAAGCTACCCTAAGAAATGAAATGGGTGAAGTGATTCAAATTAGATCTAATGATGAAGATATTCAACAAGTACTTTATAATTTATTTTATGATGTATTAAATATTGAATTTAATTTATGGTCTTGGATTCGTCAAATGTGTAAGTATGGTGATTTTTTCTTAAAATTAGAAATTGCTGAAAAATTTGGTGTTTATAATGTAATTCCATTTACTGCTTATCATATTGAAAGACAGGAAAATTATGATAAAGAAAGACCAAACGCTGTAAGATTCAAATACTCCCCAGAAGGTATTTACGGTGGTAGCTCAGGTTATTATCCAACACCACAGTTAACAGCAGCTAAAAATCCAGAATTTGTTTATTTTGACAATTATGAAATGGCTCACTTTCGTTTAATGACAGATGTTAACTATTTACCTTATGGTAGAAGTTATCTTGAACCAGCTCGTAGAATTTATAAACAATATGCTTTAATGGAAGATGCTATGTTAATTCATAGGATTTCTCGCTCACCTGATCGTCGTATATTTTATATTAATGTAGGTTCTATTCCACCTAATGAAGTAGATAATTTTATGCAGAAAACTATTTCTACAATGAAACGTACTCCATTACAAGATAGACAAACAGGTGAATATAACTTAAAATATAATCAACAAAATTTATTAGAAGATTTTTATATTCCAATTAGAGGTAATGATACATCAACTAAAATTGAAACAGCACCTGGTCTAAATTATACAGGTATTGATGATGTAACTTATTTACGTGATAAATTATTTGCGGCTTTAAAAGTACCTAAAGCATTCATGGGTTATGATGAAAGTATTTCAGGTAAAGCAACATTAGCAGCTGAAGATATTAGATTCGCTCGTACAATTGATCGTATTCAACGTATTATTTTATCTGAATTATATAAAATTGCTTTAGTACATTTATACACACAAGGTTATACAGCAGATAATTTAGCTAACTTTGAATTAAATCTAACTACCCCTTCAATCATTTATGATCAAGAACGTATTGCATTAATGAAGGAAAAAATGGACTTAGCAGCCCAAATGCTAGAAACTAAATTAATATCTTCAGATTGGATTTATGAAAACATATTCCACTTTAGCCAAGATCAATATGAGGAAATGAGAGATTTAGTAGCTCAAGACCAAAAACGTTCATTTAGATTTAATCAAATAGGTGAAGAAGGTAATGATCCTTTAGAAACAGGTAAATCATATGGTACCCCACATGATTTAGCTTCATTATATGGTAAAGGAAGATATGAAGCTACACAGTTACCTGATGGATATGATGAAAAAGCACCTTTAGGTAGACCTAAAGAAAAAGTATCTAATATTAATACACAAGATAATGCGTTTGGTCGTGATAGATTAGGTAGACAAGATGCTAAAGTAGATGATCAAGAAGGATATGGTAGACCTAAAAGAGATGTTTCTCCATTAGCTTTAGAAATTAAAGCAAGAAACAGAACCTTATTAGAGTCTTTAGATAAAAAAATAGTGTTTAATAAAACTAATAGTGAAAATTCATTATTAGATGAGTCTAACTTAAAAGAATAAAAATCTTTATATATTTATAACAAAACTAAGAATGAATATTAAACATTCTAAATATAAGAATACGGGACTTTTATTTGAACTTCTTGTAAGACAAATTACTGCTGATACATTGTCTGGGAAAGATTCAAAGGCAACAGGTATTCTAAAAAAATACTTTGTGAAAACAGAATTAGGTAGAGAATATAAACTTTATGAATCTTTATCTAAATATAAATACATAACTGAAGGTAAAGCTGAAACTGTAATTAATACTTTAATTGAATCTTCAAAAGATTTAAATAGAGGAGCCTTAAAAAGACAAAAATATAATTTAATTAACGAGATTCAAAAACATTATAACTTAGAAGAATTTTTTAAAACTAAATTACCTAATTATAAGGCTTATGCTTCATTATATACGTTAGTAGAGATATATAATAGTGAATATTTGTCAACACCAGACCAAATCATCTCTAATAAAATGTCTTTATTAGAACATTTATCTTCTAAACCTGTAGAAAAGCAAAAAGTAGAAGATGATTTAATGGTAGAGTTTCAATCATATGATAAAGACCTTAGAATTTTAACATATAAAGTTATGTTAGAAAAATTTAATGGTAAATATGCTGATTTAAATGATAACCAAAAATTAGTATTAAAAGAATTTATTAATTCAGTTGATTCTACTCCTAAATTAAGAGAGTTTTATAACACTAAGATTGAGGAAATTAGATTAAAATTAACTGAGTTAACAATTAAAGTAACTAGTAAAGCAACAAAAATTAAATTACAAGAAATAAAAAATATTATCACTCCTTTAGATAAAATATCTAAAATAGGTAATGATGATTTGGTTAACCTTTTACAATATTATGAATTATTAGAAGAATTAACTAAAATCCATGGGTAATTTTAAATATAAAATAGCAGAGGTAAAAGAAGTCCTTAAACCTACAGAAGTAGATCCTGCGTTAATTCAACGTATTGAGAAAACTTATGGACCTGTAGATATGAAAAATGATTTTTTTTCTGCTAATTTAAAAACTTATTTTAAAACATCATCTGTTGATCCTGAATCTGGTTCTGTAGGACATAGAATTATTAAATTAGCTAGTTTTACAGATGTATTAGAAAAATTATATTCATCAACAAATGCATTATCGGATTTAGTCGCATCACCTGGTGGAAAAGATGATGCTATGGTTGTTAAAATATATGATGATTTAAAAACCATATTTAATCGTTTTAGAACTCATTTACGAAAATATTATCCTGATCAATATGCTGCTATTAAAGATAAATTAGATGAAATATCATCTGTAGGTGGTGGAGCAGGACAAGCAGGATTTACATCAGGAACAGAAGGTGAAAATTATGCTACTAAATACGCTTTTAGAAAAAAAGTAAAAGAAGACAAAGGTATTACTCCTGGTCCTGGTCCAAAAGCAGGTTCAGAAGGAGTTACTAATAACACTTATGTAAAAAATTTTAAATATACTTTAGTTAATAAAAAAGCTTTAAATAAAGCAGCTAAAGGTATTGAAGTAAAACAATTATGGGAAGCTGATTTTGATGTTAATCAATTAATCAAAGACCAAAATATTACAAACCCTGCTATGGTTGATTGGATTTCAAAAAGAGTTGAAGCATTTGATACTTTAGAAAGACAATTAAACCAATTAATACCTATGTTACAACAAGCTAAAAAAGAAACTATTAGAAAATATAGTCAAGATCCAAGTTTTGCTGTTATTTATGGTACAGACTTAGCCCAAGAATATTTACAAGACATTATAGAACTTTTTAAACAACCAGAATAAAATGGAAAAAACACTACAACAACAATACAACCTAATTAAAGAAGGTAAAGGAGATAAACAATTCTTCCTAAAATCAGCAAGATATCAATTCCCTGATTATATTACTTCTTTAACTGATTTTAATACAGCTGTTCATATTTTAAAAACTAAAAGTATCTTAAATGAAGAAACTAAAATAGTTGAAAAAAAGAATTGGTTTAAAGTTTTCAATGAAAAACTTGAAGAAGCAGTAGGTGTTAAAAACACTAAAGAATATGGTGATCAAAATGAATTTGAAAAAATTGATAAAGATGTTCAAAAAGATTTAGATAATCAATTTAATTATAAAGATGAAAAAAATATTGATAATCTTTATGGTCAAACTTTCTTAAATGGTTACTATGCTGAAATGAAAGATCCTAAGAATGAGGGTAAAACAGTTGATGAATTAAAAGGTATTGTAGCTAAAAACATGGCTAAAGATATTAACTATTATGTTAAAAATTCATTTATGGGTGAAAAAGGTATTGGTTTTAAACAATTAGAATACCCTAAAGCTCCTAAAGGTAAATATAAATCAAGCGGTTATGGGGATTTAGATAAAAAATAACATGAAACAGGTATTAATAGAAACTATACCGTTTAGTGTATCACGCCAACAATTACATGAAGGACTAAGAGCGCCTTCTGGTAATCCTTTAGTTGAGGGTATTTTAGCTACAGCTGAAGTAAAAAATGGTAATGGTAGATATTATCCTAAAGAGTTATGGGAAAGAGAAATTGATAAATACCAACAAATGGTTAAAGAAAATAGAGCAACAGGTGAGTTAGATCATCCTGAATCCTCTATTATATCATTAAAAAATGTATCTCATATCAT